GACGGTTACAGACACATGAGTTGGCTAGTTCCCATTATTGATTTTTACAATGATGGGTACTACTGCCGCAATTCCAAGGAGAAGATGTTCCGCGTCTGTACATTTGCACAGACCCGGTCCACAGGTCTCGCCGATAAGAAGATGGTGAATGACACTGTCCAGGAATTCCTGGATACTGTCACAACACCCGGAGAATTTTCTCCCGATAGCGTCCTGCTCGAAAGTATCGAGGAGGTCACTACCGATCTTGTGTTTGACGCAGATTCGGTATCTTCGCACTTCCGTGCGTCGATGTCGACATCTGCTTGCAAGGAAAGTTCTAGGAAAAAGGAAGGTAAGTTCGGTTTTCTAAGAAAGCTTATCTCAGACAATATCATTCCTTGGGCACTCCACTTTGGTGGAGAGCTTTCCGTAAGGCACAGAACCTCGACCCTGACGTGTTTGACGTCAATGTCGCAGGTATACGTGAAAACGGAAAGTGTAGAGTGGTCACCAGTGGATCATTCTACAAGGACGTTTTACTTCAACCCTTCTCACACCTGACCATCGAGATGGCCAAGTGTAATCCAGTCTTGGAACAAGGTTTCAAGGCTGCGAGACTAGGGTGGGAATTCATTCTTTCAGTCAATAATCTCGACCCCAAAAGGGGAGAGATTCTCTTTGAAGAAGAGGTCTCGGCAATGTCCTTTGACCTTGCCAAGGCTACTGACTGGCCCACGCATGAGAGCGGGCGCGCGATCATGAGACCGATCTTGCAAAAGATGGGTCTCGAGACGGCGCTGATCGACGTGATACTTAACGTCTGGGTAGGGGAAAAGAACCTCTACCGAGACCGCAAGTACGTAGGTAAAATGGTCAGGGGGATCCCCATGGGAGATCCACTGACCAAAACCAATCTTTCTCTCATCCACCCAATAGCTTCTTTGTACGCAAAAAAGAAATTGGGAAGGAGCATCGTTGTACTAGGAACAGGGAATGGTGACGACGGGAATCAAATCGCGTCGGGACCACTCCGGTACCAATATTTCGAATACTTCCTATCTGCCTGTCGGCAGATGGGATATGAGATTTCAATAGATGATACCTTCATCACAGACGACTGGATGACGTACTGTGAGGAGGTTTTCAGAATTCCGATTGATAGATTCCATACTGTCCTCAACTCGTGTAGAATTGACGACAGTAGGATATCCCCGTACCTAGACCATCCGAAAGGTCGGTTGGTAATAGATACTCGGAAAGACAGACAAGACTATTCTTCTGACCCAAAAGGGAAATACACCCTCTTGGGTAAGGAGTTAGAATGGGTTCAAAAGGACGGAACAAAAGCCTTACGGTTTTTGTACTCCGTTACTTCAGCCATGCAAGACGTGTGTCTGGGGCTGGCAGACAGGTATGAACCTGTCTACCTGCCGAGACAAATCTTTGGCACCGGTAAGCCACCCCCCGAATGGGAGGTGTCCTCTTGGGTGAATGCGATTCGATCACAACGGAGATGGCCAAAGTTTTTGACTATCTCCGCTATGAAAGAAACTATCGGTTACGTGGAGCCTCACTTCACAACTCTGAGAGGAGTTGTGAGGGAGCAACCACATTTTGCAGGTGAGGGAATAGTAGAAGTTTTCCGTATACCAGAAAACGACCCTATCAAACAACACAGAGTTGTGTCCGCCGCGCAGTGGGAACTGTTCCCACGCGGCGTCCTGGACAAACTTGTGTCGGGAGGTAGGCTAGTCAGAGAGTCGAGACTCTCTGGCTGGTACCTATTCCACAAACGTATGTGTGGTATCTTGACAGAACAGGTAGACTTATTTGAAGTCGCCAAGTCAATGTCAAGCGAAGTGTACGAGCCCCTCGACGACGAGATCGAGAGGGTCGTAACCACATTCGTCAAACGGTACAAGGGCCGTCC